CCGTGCTCAAACTCTTGTAAATTGCAGCCAAACCCTACTCAAACGACTCATCTACAGTAGTTTTCACTGTCTAGAATAGGTGCTGCCAGTATTTATCCACTCTAGAATCACGGTGATCTGCTGCAACCAATCCCTGTACAGTGCCAACCGTAGACCCACAATAGGCCCCGCTGCTGGATTGTGCGTATACAGTGTATATGTATACGTATATGCCTACACTTAAATATAGTATGCATGAAGTCCCAGAAGGCGTACTACTGTTATATACAGCTAACTCTAGACCCTACACTATTAGACTATACTCGACTACGGTACGGGAGTTCCAACCTGATCCCCTATTGCATCCAAAACCTCGGGCTTTTCAGCCATTGGCCCCGCTGCTCAATGAGCCATTTCAGGTTGACAAGAACGTGTAACGATCATATAATATATACATGCTGAAGAAAAGACTGCTATCTAGAAGCAGAGATCCTGTGCAACTATCAAACGCAACTATTATGACACTACCAGATGAAAGATACCGTGCTGTAGTACAGACCCGAAGGTTCCTATTGGATCTTTGCAATAGAGAACATACACCTAGAGTACCTAAACTGGTCCGAGACACGGCCCGAAGCATGCTGCGTCACTATCCATCAGACTGGGACATGCAGCGAGCAGCAGCATCATGCCCTGAGGTATTCGCAGAAAAAATGGAAGATCTGCACCGTTTCGTAGCAGCAGGCGCACTGGCTGCGGATCCAGAAGATTCAGAACTCCTAAGGGGCTATAAAGAATCATAAGATTATCGGGCCTCTAGCTCATGTTGGTTAGAGCAGCGGACTCATAATCCGTTGGTGCCGTGTTCGACTCACGGGGGGCCCACCAAACATTAATAGTACAGCAGCAGTCCTTAGCTCAGTTGGATAGAGCAACAGCCTTCTAAGCTGTAGGCCACTGGTTCGAATCCAGTAGGACTGGCCAACAACGTTGCAGCAGCATCGAGACTGAGGACCGTGGTGAAATAGGTAGACACAAGAGACTTAAAATCTCTCGCAGCAATGCATACCGGTTCGATTCCGGTCGGTCCTACCATCTACAGCAGCAGAATCCTGAATGCTGCGCAGCGTACACCAGCCCTACAGCAGCAGCCAGCAGCTAATGAGAGTGCCGCGACACAGCCCAAAGTGTGGCATTTTGGCTACAGTTTGGATATCCACATCACACTGTGAATATCCTGTGGGTAACCTTAAAGGAGATCATCTAGAACGAGAAACCCTACGCAGTCTAGTGTCTTTTTATTTTGGTTGACGAAACAGCCAAAATGCAGTATAATAGACACATGACACAGACAAACACCATTCGTAAAAAGCGCACCGACCGCAATCATATCATATATGAGTTGCGTGTTGCTGGGGGCAACTACATAGGAGTCACAGCCAAGACTGAGACCACTATTAATAAGTCAGTTTTGGCACGTGCCGCTAAACACTTCTATCGTGCTAAGAAAGAAGCTAAGGATTGGGCCTTGTGTCATGCCCTGCGCACTCTCAGCGACAAGAGCGAGATAGAAGTATACGTACACGAAGTGGTTCGTGGCAAGGCTCAGGCCCACAAGCGCGAAGTTGAACTACGCCGTGCTATTAACCCTACACTGAATACGGATGTTCGTGGGGACTAGTTGACTGATTGGGCTAATGGCGCTATAATAGACACATACACACACAAAGGAGCGAAAGATGACATTCACACAAGCTATGGTATACATTAGCCAACGCAAAGAAGCTGATGGCTCAGGACTGTTAGAGACTCTGCAGTACATGCAGGACAACCTGGATGAATTTGAGCCTGTTGAACAGCAGGCCTTCCGAGTTGTAATGAACGACTTCCGTAAACTGTTAACACCCGCTTAAGGAGCACAAGATGAAAGCATTAGAGAAATTTTTGAAAGACAAGAACCACTGGAACTCATTCTTCAAGGGTCCCCAGTACAGTCTTAACAGTGCCGCAGACCGTCAGGCTGTAGCAGACATGATTGATGCGGCCTTAAGCCCAGAGAACTTGACATGCGATGGTGAACTGCCTAGAGCAGAGGTCAACCGTCGCTACAAAGAGTTGATGACAGCGGCTCGTCAGCTGAAAAAGTACGACCCTACAGTTACATTCTACGAATACGAAACGGAGATCTAAATGAGACACTACGACGAATTGGCTGTATACGAGCGCAACGGCTTTGATATTATTGTGGATAAATCATATGAAGACCTGGACCCCAAAGACTGTTTTGATGACACCCAGTTTGATATCGCAGAGATCAACCACAACATCGAACACGGGAATCTTGACTGGTTCATGCTGCGTGTCCGAGTTATGGTTGAGAACATCGAACTCAGTTCACAGTTCTTGGGCGGATGCTTATACGAAGACGCCCGCGAAGTCCTTACTGACGGGACTGCCGAAGACCTCATTGCTGAAGCGTTGGTAGAAGCCAAACGGGATGTCTACCGCTTATACAAGAAGTTCCAGGACATCAGCTGGGAACTTGATGCAGAAGGAGTTGCAGCATGATCACAGCTGAACAACTGACTACGCTGACAACGTTTACAGCGGCAGCATTGACCAAGGCCCTAGACAATGAGGACTACCAATTCACGGGCCGCAAGTTCCTAGGGATCACAAATGGGGGCGAGTTCTGTTACATGTGTACCTTTCCTGTAAAGGGCGGCACGGACAGCACCAAGGTGTTCTTGAAGTTTGACCCTACAGTGGGTAGGGTTATTGCCACACTAGGTTGACGGGTTGAGCGAAAGCTGCTATAATAGACACTTAACTTAACAATATTGGAGCGATACAATGGCAACACGAAGCACAATTGCATTAGAATATGCAGACGGTACAGTTGAGCAGGTATACTGCCACTGGGACGGCTATTTGGCACACAACGGTCAGATGCTGCAAGAGCACTATTCAAACCCTTTCATCTTGCGTGACTTGATTGACTTGGGTGACATCAGCTCACTTAGGCCCACAGTAGGTACCAAGCATGCCTTTAGCCGACTTGAAGTTCCAATGGACGGCGAGGCCTACGACAAACTCTACGGCGACATGACTACGTTCTACGGACGTGATCGTGGCGAGACAGGTACGAGTGCCAAGAAGTTCGCTAGCTATGAGGACTATCTGTTGAACCACCAGTATGAGGAATACGAGTACATCCTGCGCTCAGTACACGGTCAAGCTGTTTGGTTTGTAGCAGATCACAGCGAAGACTTCAAGCCCTTGATGCAGGCATTGGTTGAAGAAGCAGCATGTGTGGCTTAAATGCCACAGCACAACTAGGGGTTGACGAAACCCCTAGAGTGCGCTATAATAGACACATACACTAACACACAGGAGCGAAAAATGGCTACACTAGTTGAGATTACAGAAGGTGCTTACGGTGCCCGTAAGAATTTGATCACCCCAGGCATCCGCTTGCAAATGGTCAAGGACTTTGACGGCGAGGCAATTACTTGCCTTGCAGGCGATGAGATTGAAGGTGGTCGCAACCCCTACAAGAAGATCCGCGTCAAGGTCTCTGGCATTAATGCATACCGCGTGGTCGCGCACATTGACGAGGCTCCTGTAGGAGAGAACAGTTTGGTACAGCTCAAGGTGGCTGACTCGGCTGTAGCACATATCACAGATGACGAGCTGATCGAAAAGACTCGTGCTCGCTTCCAAGTACTTACAGACATGACTAAGGCTGTGAAAGCAGGCGATGTACGTGCTATGATTGTGACAGGTCCCCCAGGTGTAGGCAAATCGTTTGGTGTTGAAGAAGTGTTGACTAAGGACGACTTGTTCAATACCTTAGGCGAGCGCAAGCCACGCTACGAGATTGTCAAAGGTGCTATGAGTGCCATTGGCTTGTATTCTAAGCTCTACGAGTTCTCAAGTGAGAAGAATGTTATTGTGTTTGATGACTGCGACTCAGTGTTGCTGGACGACTTGAGCCTGAACATTCTTAAGGCGGCTTTGGACAGTTCTAAGAAGCGTACTATCAGCTGGAACACTGACAGCCGTATCCTGCGAAGCGAAGGCATCCCAGATCGCTTCGAGTTCAAGGCTGGTGCGATCTTTATCACCAACATCAAGTTTGAGAATGTACGCTCTAAGAAGCTACAGGATCACCTTGCCGCTCTTGAGAGCCGTTGCCACTACATTGATCTGCAGATGGATACAGATCGTGAGAAGGTCCTGCGTATCAAGCAGATCGTTGCAGACGGCATGCTGGACGAATACGAGCTGAGCGATGTGGCCAAGATTGATGTTGTGGACTTTGTGTCTAACAACCGTGCTAAACT